ATGTTCAGTTGCCCGCCACTGCCCCATCATTGGATAAGGGAACCACTGGTGCACGGTGCGGATCGTCGTGTCGTTCAGCTGGCGATAGGTGTTCCTGATCACCGCCCAGCGGCTGCGGCGGATACCATCGAGCCCGGGCTTCTGCTTGAGGCCGCGCTGGACGATGTCCCACAGGCAACCTGACGATTTGCCGCTGCCGAACGGCCCCATGAGGCCGCGGATGAACGCATCATCATTGAGGAATTCGTGGATCGTTGGGACGTCGCTCGTGTTGTAGTCGAGAGTATGCTTGGTCATCACGAGATCGGCCGGTGGTGACACACTGAAGGTAGCATTCAGCGTCTACCTGTCACCACCGACCCGCTCCCGTATCCCGGCACTCTCAAACCATTCGGCTCGCTCGATATAGTCGGCACTCTCACATATTGCGGCTCGCTCCCGGTGCCCGGCACTCTCGGGGCTAACGGCTCGCTCTCGAAGATTGGCACTCTCACGTTCCTCGGCTCGCTCGGCTTGATCGGCACTCTCTTTGCTCGCGGCTCGCTCCAGGTCATCGGCACTCTCGGATGGCGCGGCTCGCTCTGTTGTCGCGGCACTCTCTTTCGTCACGGCTCGCTCTGCTACTGCGGCACTCTCTTCGCCCCCGGCTCGCTCAGCCGCTCCGGCACTCTCGCCCATATCGGCTCGCTCTCATCGTTCGATACACTCTCATATCACGGCTCGCTCGCGCTATTCGGCACTCTCACTCATCGCGGCTCGCTCTACATCTTCGGCACTCTCGCTCAGCGCGGCTCGCTCTAGCGACTCGGCACCCTCACGTCGCCCGGCTCGCTCCAAGGGCGCGGCACTCTCACCCATGCCGGCTCGCTCCGTTGCCTCGGCACACTCCTACAACTCGGCTCGCTCGGTCTTCGCGGCACTCTCCCGAGCCACGGCTCGCTCATCCACGTCGGCACTCTCACAGAACCCGGCTCGCTCCCCAGACTCGGCACTCTCAAGCGGTTCGGCTAGTCGGTGACCTTGTTCGCATCCTGCAGAGGCTCAGGCAACTCGCTCTCATGCTCCTGCGTCCACCGCTTGGGCGGCTTCCCGCCGTGGTTCAGGTAGATGTAAGCCTCCCGCGTCACCGGAATGCCTTGCTTCAGCATGTAATCGAGCGTGATGTCGTTGTGACGATGAGCCTCCAGCTCCGCCGGGCTCACCACACCCTCTTCCTCACTCCTCGGCGTCCTCGCCATAGTCCTGCCCTCCAGCCCAGCTCGGTGGTTTTAGCCCACCCGCATGAGACACGATAGCTTCTCGTCTCTCATCAGGGGTTTTACCACGATGGGCACCTTTGTTGCGCCACATATCTGCAACTTCACCGACGAATGTTTTGTTCCTCTTCTGCTCCGGTGAGAACAGGCCGCGTACGCCCTCCCAGGTCACGCTCTGCAGCTCCCGGGGCATGATGCCGAGGTCTTTGGCTGCACGGCGGTAGGCCTCGGCGTAGAGGCCATACATGCCCTTGTTGCCCAGCGTAGCGCTGTCGCCGGCCTGGGGTAGCCGTGGCGCGTCGGGGTCACCCTTCGGCTGCTTCGGGTTGGTGCCGAGCCCGTGCGCCACCTCCATGGCGCCGGCCCCGAGCGGTCGGAGCAGGGCGGCGGCGATCGCGTGGGTGTCGATCGTGACGTCGTGGCCGTGCCCTGGCGCGATGATGTTGTTGTAGAAATTGCGCACCTTGTGGGCGCCACCCATCAATCGGGAGACGGTCGGCAGGTCGGCGTTCTGCAGCGCCGCCATCGCTTTGCCGATCTCGCTGAAGCTGCCCCAGGTCACGTCCCGCGGCCGCGCTGCTTCCTTCAGCTCGCCCTTCCGCTTGCCCTTGTCGTGGTACTTCGCCGGCACCATCGAGGTCTCGCCGAAGCCGCCCTCCGGCGTCACCATCTTGTAGTCGCGTGGGTTGTGCGCCTCGTCGTGCCAGCGGGCGAACACGGCGCGTTCGAAGGGATCGGTGAGCGCCGACATCGGCGTCTCGCGGAACTTCTGCTGCAGCCCCTTCAACTTCTCCAGCATGGCCGGGTTCGCCTTGGGCTTCTTGGGATCGTTGGCGTCCTTCTCCAGCTGGGCGATGTACTTCGCAGAGTAGTCCTGCATCTTGTCCGTCATCGTCCAGTTGTTGCCCAGCTTGTGGGCATTGAACGCGCGGCGGGCGAGGTCGACGTTCTGATACCAATCCTTCTGCGGGCTGAGCGCCGCCAGCACAGCAGCGGCAACATGCGGCTGGACGCCGTACTCCTTGGCCAGATTGTGGGCGATCTTGTTGGCGCCGCTGTACCAGCGCTTGGCGCGTTCGACGATGCCGGGACCGATCGGTCCCTTCTCGTCGTTCATCTTGTTGTACAGCCACTTCAGGTTGTCCTTGGCGTGGTTGATGAACGCCTCGTTGATCTTGCTCGGGTCGTCGGTGCGCAGGTGCTCGAACCCCGGGTAATGCTGCTTGATGATGGCGGCGTTCTTGGCCTTCTGGTCGGTCGCCCGGTTCATGCTGTCGAGATCGATCGACAGCCCGCTGGTCTCGTGGGCGTTGATGCCGGCCTTGGCCTGGGCGGGCTCCGACGGGATGCGGGTGGAGATCCGCAGATCGCTGCGGCTCTGCTCCGGCTCCTGGTCGGGCGATGTCGGTGCACCCGGCACCCCGCCAGCCTGGGCCAACGCCTCGCTGCCGTAGGTCGGCACGTCCATCGTCTGGGCCGCCAGCCGGCGCGCCAGGGCGCCGCGCTTGATCACCCCGGTTGTCGGATCTTGCTGGAACTGGGTGACGTCAGCCGGACCGCCTGGGGGCGCTGCTGCGGGCGCTGCGGCTGGTGCGCCGGCCGCTGCCAGGGCGGACGACGGCTGGTCGCGCCAGGGCGTCGAGCGCCACCCGGGCTGCGCCGCCTCGGCGCTGGATGCCGGTAGCCCCGAGGCTGGTGGCGTCACCACGCCGGGTGTCGGGGGCGGCATGATCCCCTGTTGCCGCCGCGTGTCCGCCAACTGCGCCAGCGAGAGCGCGGTCATCGGCGGCTGGATGGGGGCGAGCCCTGGCGCGCGCGGGGTTTGCCACAGCTGGTCGGTCAGCTTGGCCAGCGGGTCGAGCTGCTTGGTGTACTTGGCGAGCGGGTTGGTTTCGAGCGCACCTCCGGGATCGATCCGCGGGTATGGGATGCCACCGAGCTTGTCGCTCATCCCAGCATGCTCTCTCGGTCACGCAGTGTCCGTACGTGCGCCTCTTCGGCCGCGTGGGTCTGGAGCCACTGCTGTAGCTCCGGATCGCTCGGGTGACGCTGCATGAAGGCTTGGTACTGTTGAAAGTCGCGCTGTGCCATCACCGACGGTTGGCCACCCCAATAGCGCGCCAGGAAGCTGCCGTAGCTGGTCGGCGGCGCGGCCTGTGCGGAGTCGGGAGCTGGCGGCTGTTGCCACTGTTCGTAGGGTAGCGGTGGCGGGCTGGTGTCGAGCCACGGCATCTGCTTGCCGGTCGTCGGATCGGTGTAGATGCTGCCGCCCTGGTGACCGGCGACCATGTTCGGCATGAACCAATTGCCAGCTGGCGGCGCTGCTGCCGGCGAGGCTGCCGCGGCCGGCGCGACCGGTGTCACAGGCGATGCGGCCGGCGCCGTCGAGGCTGCGTTGGGCAGCGGCACGTAGCCCTGTGCGGTGTTCAGGCCGATGACGCCGCTGTTGTCGTAGACCACCATGCCCAGCGACCTGGAGCCCGGTGGCTGCGGCGTCTTCTGCTGCTGTCCTCCCAACATGGCAATCCACCCGGGCGGCGTGGCGGGGCCGGTATCCCTGCCGGTGAGCGGCTTGCCGTCTGCGCCGATCGGCACGACAGGCATGCCACCTGTATTGACCGGTGCTGCGGCGGGCTGCGATGGCTGCACGTCATAGCCCTGAGCCCTGAGCCGATCGCCCACCCGGTCCTGGACGTAGTTGGTGAACGGCGATCTGGTACCGTTCGCGCTGACATTCACACTCGCTGTCTGTGGCTGCTGCGGCGTGACCCATGGCGTGTTTGGGTCATCCTCCCAGCGGTTCTGCTGGATCGGGTAGGGGATGTAGCCCAGCCCATCGCTCATGGTGTGCCTACCTTGTGATCGCGCAATGCGTCGGCGCCGGCATCGACCATCGCCGGCAGGCCGTTACGCTTGACGATATTGATCGTTCGCGGATCGAACACGACGTAGTTGTGCGAAACCTGACTGCGCAGGTGGTCGACGTACTCCTGCTGCTTGCCGAGCCGGAACGCGTCGGCGCCTTGGGTGTGCAGCTCATTCAGCTTCGCCTCGGCCTGGGCAAGATCCCGCGCCGGCCGCCGGCTGTCGGCGTCGAGGTACTTGATACCGGGAATGCCGGCGTCGAGCAGCGCCTTGGCTGCACCGGCCTTGCCGGAGCCTCCGGCCTCGAACTCCGGCGACAGGCTCTGCATGGCGGAGTGCACCTCCTCACCGCTCGCGGTGAGCGGATGCATGCCGGTCATGTGGCCCAGCTCCATGGCGCGCTCGACATGCGGGCGCAGCCGCTCCTGCACGTACTGGCTGTGCTGATGCAGCGGTTTGTCCCAGTCGAGCATGTGGTCCGGATGGATGTGCAGCTCGGCCTCGTAGAGGTGGCCTGGGTCGCTGGTGAAGTGCTCCGGCTTCAGCGTCTGCGCGGCCATGTGCACACCCAGGTGAAACTGCTGTCGCCGACGACTCGCCTCCTGATGGGTCGCAGAAAGCCCTGGCGCTGGCATGCCCTCGTATGCTGCCAGTTCTTTGTGCTCTCGCTCTACCTCGGCGATCGCCTGCTCCGGCGTCAGCTTGTTGGTTTCCATGTATTCGGCGACATCGTGGGCCGCCCTAGCATGCGGATCGTCACGGCTGAACGGCGCGCGCGCACCCTGGTACTTCACACCGCCAGACAGGTCGTCGCGGTAGCCCTGCGCCACCCTCTCGTTGCCAGCCTGATAGATCCCCTTGCCATAGGCCTGGGCGCCTTCTCCCGTGCCCATCTTGCTCAGGTTGAACTCACCGAGCGGATTCGCCCGAGTCGGCGGGAACTGGTGCGGCGTACCGTGGTGGATCGTCAGCGGGTTCGCCATGCGGATCAGCTGGCCGCTGCCATACGCCTCCGGCCCAGGCGCGGCAGGCACGTTGCCACGGGCCTGGACGTGCGCCAGGGCGGCGTGCTGCGCCGCGGTGCCCGCGTCATAGTCGGCGACGTGCGGCCCGTCGGTGGGCTGGTAGGCGCCCGCCTGAGGGTCATGCGCCATGAACACGACATCCGGTCGACCGCCGTTGTGGGCCTTGAACGTGTCGTGCTTCCAACCCTCTGGTTTGTAGTCTTCATTCCAGGGCAGGCGCGCGACAGCCCTAAACCCATTCTGCGCATAGATATGTGGCAGCACCGTATCGAACGCGTCGAGCCGCCGACCGCCGTTCTGCTTGGCGAGGTCGAGCATCGAGCGGGTGACGTTGCGGTATGGCGCCTTCGGATGTTTGAACACCGAGACGATGTCGTTGCCCTTCAGGGCGAAGCCGGCGTCACGCTCCTTGGTGAGGAACGTCCGCATGCCTTTGTAGTCGTCGGCGGGGTATTGGGTGACAGCGGCACCGGCCGGGTGGCCCTGCTTGGCAGCACCTATGGCGCTGTGGAACGCCTCGGCGCCTTCGGGATGTAGCTCATGGTATGTCGGGTTGTCGGCGTTCGGGTAGCTGGTCTTCGCGGTCCAGGTCGTTTTGACCGGGGCGTCTAGACCCAGTGGCGCAGTTCGGCCCGGGCTGCTTCCTTCGTAATTCCCTTTTGCTTGGCCAGCTTCTCCGCTAGCTCCTCCAGTAACTTGTCCGCCTCCCGGTGGATTTCCGGGGTCGACTGGTAACTGTGGGGCTGGGGTTGGAGTGGTTGCTTGGCCATAACTAGATCCTAACGCAGACGTAGTGGTCGGCGCGAGCGGTGGATACGGGATGCTGCCAAGGCTGGCGGACATGGGAGGCAGCATACACCACGGTAGGCTCGTGGCGACCTACTATGCTGCCTCCCCGCTCGCGAAGCTCGGCACTCTCTACTGGGTCGGCTCGCTCCTGATGTTCGGCACTCTCTCTCAGCACGGCTCGCTCATCGACCTCGGCACTCTCGATCCTACCGGCTCGCTCCTGTCGTACGGCACTCTCTCGTAACCCGGCTCGCTCGCTTGGATCGGCACTCTCGGCTCGCTCGGCTCGCTCCTGTGGCTCGGCACTCTCCTAAGCCGCGGCTCGCTCTCATCTTCCGGCACTCTCAACCTTGACGGCTCGCTCACAATGTTCGGCACTCTCGCATGAAGCGGCTCGCTCTGTCCTGACGGCACTCTCTTCCGCCGCGGCTCGCTCCCACATTTCGGCACACTCTAGAGTTCCGGCTCGCTCTGCTGAGACGGCACTCTCATCGCTTACGGCTACCGGCGACAATCGGGGGGTTCTCACCCCCCTCGTTTTATGTCCTCCGGGTCAGTCTCCATAGGGCATCACCCCCTTTCACAGGCCGGGGTGATCACCGCGGTCGGTGTGGCCGCGATGTCGGACCACGCTGCGCCCGTTCCTTCGCCTTAGCAAAGTCAGGCATCAGTTCGATATTGGGTATTTCCAGCCGATGGACGTGCCCGGGAATGTTCTCGATCACGTAAGGATGCGGCGGCAGTTCTTTGTAATGGTCCCAGAACATCACCTCGTGCAGGTGGGCGAGGAACAGCTTCACTGCACGCCGCTGCGCCCGCAGATGGATGCGTGCGGGTGGTAGCATCCCCTGCGTGTACCACTTGAACGCGTCGGTCTTGGGATCGAACCGCTTCTGCTCCAGGCTGAGCTTCGCCTGATCGGCATACAGCTGGCGGCTATTGCGCTCGGTCTCCCAGTCCTTCCGCGCCTTGTACAGCTTGCCGTAGACGTCGTCCGGCCGGTTGCTCACCTTCACGAAGCTCTCGCCGATGAGGAAGCACAGGCGCTTCAGGCTGGCGTTCCATGGCCGCTTCTGCCCCTTGCCCCAGATCGAGGTCGGATCGAGTCCGGCGAAGCGCCAGATATGGCCAGTCGTCGGTGCGCGCTGGATGTCGATGTTGGCCAGCAACCCGGCAGCGATCACCGGTCCGATGCCCTTGATCGAGCGCGCCCAGATGCCGGACATATCGCTCAGCGAATAGATGTCGAGCGTGCCGCGGATCTGCTTCTCCAGCGTCTCCTCTTGCACGAACAACCACTCCAGCACCTCGTGCGGCTCCGACACAGGCGGCGGCTGCTCCTCGTCGTCAGCGTCCTCGTCGTCATCGGCACGCTGCTGCTTCGGCTCCGCCAGGGTGCGGACCTGATGCTTGGTCCTGATGCGGTTCTCCTGCATCGCGTAGTAGGCGTCGACCAGGAAGCGGGCCTCGATCTTGCCAAGTGTGCGACTAGCTTGTTTCAGATCCTTGTTGAGCTTGGTGATCGGCGTCAGCAGGCTCGGGTCGGCTGTGCTGGTCATCAGCTGGTGCAGCGCATCGAGCCGCTGGAACAGGCCAGCGATCAGGTCGTCGTCTGGTGGCTGGTTGCGGCCCTGGCGCAGCAGGTTCAGTGCGTCGCCCACCAGCTCCAGTGGGGTCATTGCCAGGAAGTCCTCAGGCCCCAGCGGGGTCTCTGGACCGTTGAACGGTGGGGGCGGAGGCGGCTCTTTGCCTCGGCCGGTTCTGGGTTGTCTCATCGGTTCTCTCGCTGTTGGGGTGGTTCGCTCTAGCTTCTCGGCACTCTCAAGGACCGCGGCTCGCTCGATTCTCTCGGCACTCTCATCATGCGCGGCTCGCTCATCATCGACGGCACTCTCGAAATTCCCGGCTCGCTCTCCTGGTCTGGCACTCTCTGGCTTGGCGGCTCGCTCATGAACAACGGCACTCTCAATTTCCGCGGCTCGCTCTGCTCAATCGGCACTCTCCTGTGGCGCGGCTCGCTCACCACTACAGGCACCCTCCGTCGTTACGGCTCGCTCACCTGATTCGGCACTCTCTGAAAGAGCGGCTCGTAGTGGTCACTGTTACCGCGGCCAGCGCAGCGCAGTCAAGAGATGGTTAATCAGGAGGAAGCCCTGGCCGGTAGGAAGATGCAATGAAGACAGGAAGGGAAGGCAGGTCAGCGGTGCACCGCAGCCTGGAAGATCACCCAGGCCATTGCCAGGGAGCCGGCGCTGGCGATGGCGTAGGCGTAGGCCCGATCGTAGCGCCGCCGTGGCCTGGGCGCTTGGTCGTAGCGCAGGGTGGAGCGGCGACGGCGCAACCGCATCAGCTCGCTCCCGTGTTACGGCACTCTCGGGGTCATCGGCTCGCTCGTCGCTATCGGCACACTCCGGACGGTCGGCTCGCTCTCAAGGGTCGGCACTCTCTCTGGATGCGGCTCGCTCCGTTGTCATGGCACTCTCACCGGTTTCGGCTCGCTCGGGGGCTACGGCACTCTCACTTAGCCCGGCTCGCTCCCGTTCTCCGGCACACTCATGCAGCTCGGCTGGCTCCAGGTAACCTCGGACCAGACGCTGGAGCCTGAGCGTCTTGTCTAGTTTTGTCTCGTCGTTGTCGACGGCGCGATCAAGCTCGGCCAGCCGACGCCTGATCTCCTGGTGATTTACGGCTCGCTCTCCTTTTGCGGCACCCTCCGTGGCTGCGGCTCGCTCGACATGTTTGGCACTCTCAGGGATCACGGCTCGCTCGGCTATCACGGCACACTCCAAGCTCGCGGCTCGCTCTGCCTATTCGGCACCCTCTCCTATCGCGGCTCGCTCACCTTTCCTGGCACTCTCGTGGAGGCGGCTCGCTCTGCTATGTCGGCACTCTCTCAATCAGCGGCTCGCTCGTGCATATCGGCACTCTCAGCCCCAACGGCTCGCTCGCGACTACCGGCACTCTCCGGGATCACGGCTAACAGCCCGATGCTATCTCCGGCCGATCGGGTGTGCCATGCCGCTGCCATCGTGGAACGCGGCGCCGCCGCAATTGTGCCCGGCAAGCTGGTCGCGTGCGGCCTTCTTGATCGCCCGCAGCAGACCGCCCGGCTTAGGTTGGCGCGCTACCCGCTGGCGGCCCACCGCCGCCGAGGAGACCGGCGAGCCCCCCAGCCCCGGCGCCAGGGTCTTGGGCACCAGCCCCGAGTTGATCACCGCCATTCATCGGCTCCTGTGGCATCGGCATCAGCGCGTGCTTCCGCCGCTTGTGCTTGTGGTGCGCCTCCGGCCCGTCGGGGAACGCCTGCGGCGCCTCGGGGAAGGCTTGGCTGTCGCTCATGTCACACTCCTGCCTCTCCTGGTCCTGGCTTGCGAAACTGGATAGCCGGCCCGAAGGCATTAGGGTTGTCAGGGTGCGCCTGGGTCTGTTCTTCCCAGAACTTCGGGTTGCCGCCCATACCGAAGCTCGGCATCTCCTGGCGTGATCGCGCGGCCTTCTCCTCAGGCGACAGGTTTGGATCGTCTGACCAAGTGGGCAGCGGCATCTCACGCCTCGCGCTGCGGCTCCTCCCAGCTGGTGGGCTGCACCATCGGCGGATCGACCGGCGGCTCCTGGCCCTCCGGCAGCGTGTTGTCGATCTCACCGCCGGGCTCCTCGGGCACGACCTCTTCCTCCCCAGGCCCCGGCTCCTCCGGCGTCACCTCGCCCTCGACCATGGTCAGCCGCTCCAGCTGTTCAGCGTCGTCCTGCGTCATGCCGTAGTCAGCGACCAGACAGGAGGTGACCAATCCCGTCAGCGCCTCCGCGGTGTGCGCCAGGACGAGTCGCGTCTTCACTTGCTCGGCAAGATTGGGCGCCTCGGGATCACCGGCCAAGGATATGGTGGCAGCGACGTAGCCGCCGTCGAGCACATAGCACTGCACCAACGGCTGCCCCTCCTCGTGCAGCTCCTCCGGGCCTACGTCGAATTCGGTGCTCTCGTCGATGACGTCGGACATGGTGCTTCCCCCTCATCATCAGGTGGCGGCCAGTCGATCTCGCCCTCGCCCTTACATAGCCAGCAGCCCTCGCGGGCGATGCGCCTGACCGACCCTGGCGGCGCTGCGACCATAACATACTGCCGGCCGTTGCAATTGGGGCAAATGCAGCGAAAGAGACCGACGGTCACCGCCGCGCCTTGGCGCTTACACGCGCCGGCTGGTCGGGCTGCACGCCCTCCTGGGTGGCGGCGTAGTTGGGGACGTAGCCCGGTTGGAACGCCGGATGGTCAGCACTGCTGCCCTTCTGCTTCGGCTCGGTATTGCGCACCTCGATCAGGGCTTGCCACGCCTCGTGCGGTAGATGGCTGGGCCAGCCGGTCTGTTGCGCCTCCCACAACGTATGGACATCCGTTTCGATGTGGGGATAGCCCAGTGCGTAGAGCGGGGTGGCGGAGAGCAGCGTGCTGCCCTCCACCCGCTCTAGACGCTCGGCACTCTCGGCTACGTCGGCTCGCTCAACCTTGTCGGCACTCTCTCCAACCACGGCTCGCTCAGGTGTAGCGGCACTCTCACAAGTAGCGGCTCGCTCCGCTGACTCGGCACTCTCAATTCTCTTGGCTCGCTCATCCGTATCGGCACTCTCGCGAGTGTCGGCTCGCTCGCGGACTCCGGCACTCTCCTTGTCCACGGCTGCGCTCATCACTCTCGGCACCCTCATAACGTTCGGCTCGCTCTACCTATTCGGCACTCTCTCCAACTACGGCTCGCTCCTTTTCGTCGGCACTCTCCACTCTCGCGGCTCGCTCCAACATATCGGCACTCTCGTTGGTATCGGCTCGCTCCAGCTTATCGGCACCCTCAAGAACTACGGCTCGCTCCAGTGTTTCGGCACTCTCGCTCGGAACGGCTACCGGAACAGTATGAGTAATACCATCCACATCGGCAACGCCAGGACGACGCTCACCGCGATAGCAACTGTCTCAGCGCGTCCCGGCCCTCTTGATCCATCGATCGCACCAGCCACCGGGTTTGATTTCACCTGCAACTAGATGACACGCATTGGGCGCGCGCCAATGCACGCACCGATCACACACCTCGGACGATATCGATGCCTTCGGTGTGTAGCGCGTGTCGCGTTTCGTCAGCTGCCTGATCGGCCGCTGCACACTCCCTAGCTAGGAATGTGGTGCGGACCGTGGTCGCTGTGCGCCGTCGCCGGCAGCTTGCCGCCACCGCGGCTGATGTGCGGCGGACCGGCACGCGAGCTGTCATCCATCGGCGTGTGGCTGATGTTGGCGTCCGGATGGGCAATGCCACCATTCACCTTGGCGAGGCTGTCGCAACCACAATCACTTGCTGCCATCTTCCCATCTCCCATTGCTAGGTTCTTGTGCTGCCGGATCTTGTCATCGTAGGCCATCACTTGCCCTTCTTGCCCTTGCGTTTCTTCGGCACGCCTGCCGTACGTAGTGAAGCGGCGACAGCTTGCTTCTGTGAATGGCCGCTGTCGACCATTTCGCTGATGTTGCTACTGATCGTCGCTTGGCTCTTGCCCTTCTTGAGCGGCATAGCATGTTCCCCCTCGGTCTAACACTCCAGCAAGGCGCGTGCCCGGTTCACAGTATCCATATCGCGTTGGTATCGGTGCATCTCGCTTGGGTAGGCTTCGCGGTTTGGGTAGCGTGCGTCGATCTCGGCTGCCAGCTCATCAGCGCATTCGCGTAGCATAGCTTCCAGCTGCTCGATGCGACTGTCGCGCTCGCCCAACCCATCGGCGCACTCACGCAGCAGGGCATCCAACTGCTCGATGCGCTCGCGAGCACTCGCCACCAGCTCAGACCAACTCCGGCTTGTGGAGCACCTCGCGCATCTCGCCTGACGGCAGCCGCACCCAGAACGGCGGCGGCCCCATATCGGCGAGCAACAGCGGCGTCTTTGGCAGTTCGTGCCACACGCCATCCAGCGTGATGTGGCCCCATGGCCGACCATCGTCGTGCTCGGTCTGCTTAATACGAAGCTCGGTATCTTCACTCGCCATTGATGCGCTCAGGCGTCATATCTCGGTCGCCCCTCGGCCTGCCGGCGTGTCTCCTCCATTGCCTTCACCTGGGCTGGGTAAGCGGTCCTGATCATGTTGGAGAACCGCTGGCCGGTGGCATCTAGCACGTCGGGGTCGAGGGCGGCCGCGGCCAGGATCTTGGCGAGCAGCGTCGCCAAAGCCCACAGCGCGGTGCTGTTGGTGCAGTCCTGCAGCCGCTCGGCCATGATGTCGAACGCGCGCACGAGGTGGGCACACTGGTGGTGATCGACGCCCGTGAGCAGCTCGTCGAGGCCGTTGTCGATCGGTGGCTCCTGGCTGGGCATGGCTACCGTCCATACTTCATCAGACACACGCGCAACACCACCTCGGCGGCGGCCGCATCGTTGTCGTCTACCAGACTGTCCAATGCGGACCGCATCACCGTCAGCATGTGCTCCATATCGGCGCCGCGTTCGTTCGTGCGACGTTGATAGTACTCAGCCATCGTCTCGCCAAGGATGTTAGTCCCCTGAGGCTCCCGAGGCATCACTCATACCCCGGTTCGATCTTGGTCTTCCAGAAGTCAGCGGTGTGCGGCAGCGTATCCTTGGCCAGCTCGCGAGCCCGCGCATCAGCCTTGGAGCGTGACAGCTTCTCGCCAGCATCGCCGGCCTGCATGTGAGCAAGATCACGTAGGACGATATGGCGCTTCACGCTCTGCGGCATCTTGCGCTGCTTCGGCAGGACGATCGGCATCAGCATTCTCCTCTGCACGATCCGTGCACGATCTCTGCACGACCGGCGCACGACCGGCGCACGATCCCCAGCTAGCTAGTCCCACAGCATGGGTCAGCGTGGTCGCCATCATGGCGGCTCGTCATCCGGCTTCGGCAGATGCGTCACGGTGATGCGGTGGCTCTCGTTGGTTTCCGGGCCGTTGTTGATGTTGATCGCGAATACGGCCGAGGCACCAGGAGCGTCGCTGTCCTTGCCGACGTCACGCCAGCCACCGCGGGCCTTGGCCCAGAAGATGCTCATTGTCTTGTCGCCCTCGATCGCCTGGGTGACGATGCCGCCGAGGATCTTGGCATCGACCAGGAGCTTCCCATGCTGCAGCTCGAACGGGAAATGTCGCTCCAGCGTGGCGTGCGGGATGGTCATGATGATCGAGATACTCTCGATCGTAAACCCACACGCCACCAGCTTCTTGACCTCGGTGCGCTGCTCATCGGTCGGGATAAACGGTGGTTGCCCGGTGCTGCCTGGACCACCGCCTCTGCCAGGAGCCAGTCCGACCTTAGCCTGTCGGGGCGGACGGTGGATCTGAACGACCTTATCGAGGATACGTGGCGCCATGGGTGACAATTTGTCCTATGAGACCCTCACCGCTCAAGCCCCAGCTGCCGACCGCAGTACATTGCCCATATCCAGCAGCATGCGGAGCAGCACTGAGCCCTCCTCCATCGGCAGGGTGACGTCGAGTCGGATGTGTGCTTCGCCACTCGCGGTGACGCGGAACACCAGCGGATCGCCTGCCGGCCTGGGCGTCGCCGGCCGCACTGCGACCGCGGTGCTGGGTGTGGCGCCGGCCACCGCCTTGGCCTCGCGCACATCACGCGCCGCGTCGCGCGGCATCAGCTGCGCCTCGGCCACGCCGAGCAGCTTGGCGACCTTGGGACGGGTGGTCGGTCCTGGTGCGCCCTTGGCATTGAGCCAGACGTAGATCGAGGTGTGGGTGACTTCGAGCCCCATGCGAGCGTTGAAGTCGCGTGCGGTCCAGTTGCGTTGCGCCATCTGTGTGCGGAGCAGCGCGGCGACGTGGCCGTTGCGAGCGATCTGGGCGGGCGAGGCGGGGCCACCGGGTGCGCTGGTCATGATGCTGCTGCCTTCTTGTCTGATGCCACCACGCGCAGCCTGGGGCGTCCTGCGATGGGTGCGGCGATTTGTTGCACCAGGGCATACCAACAGTCCCGGTAGCACACGGTCTCGGTTTTGAACCCTTGGTGGTATGCGCCGCCCTGGCGGGCGATCCACACCCAGCCCGTCAACATTCTTAATTCGCCATCGCGGCGTGTGGCGTTCCAGGCTTTGCAGTCGTGCACGTTGATATAAAAAATCCTGGCAACACGATCGACGTCGGCGATCACGTCATCTCTCAGCCACATCTAATGCCTCCTTCCGACCGCGAGCACCCAGCTCAAGGTGATAAGTCCTTGGCGGCTTGTCGATTGACTGGCCTGCGGTAGCCACGCTGCAACGCGGAACGCGCGCCCTTCCAGGCGCGGATTGTCTCTGCGTCTTGCCGATCCAGTTCGGCCACCATTCTGAGTGCCAGCTGCTTGGCGAATTTGCGCCGGGCTTTCTCGCGCAGGTTCATGGCTCGTCGCCCGGGATCGGTGGGAAGCGCAGCCAGTACCAGTTGCCTCGTATCGAGAAGCATCGCCAGATTGTGTTGTCATCGCACAGTGCGACCAAGGTCACAGATCCACCCTCTTCGCTGTTTTTCTCGCAGACGGCGATCTGCACCGGCTTGCGCGGCACGCCGCTCATGGGCTTGCTGGTCATCAGCCCTCCGCTGTCAGTTTGTGGAGCGCACGCTGCAGCTGCTCCCAGCCCACCGGGCCGATGACGATAGCGCCGTCGCCGCGCACCGCTAGCTGGGTGAGACTGCGTGCGGTGCGGACCACGTCGAGCAGCGCCAGCATCTGTTCTTCGAATGTCGCTGCGGGGGCCATGGTCAGCCCTCCGCCTGGATGTCGATGACCGCGGAGGACGCGACCGTGGCGGCGTCGTCGTCCTCGGTGGCGATGGCGATCGCCTCGGCGTCGATCGCGGTCGCGAGCTGGCGGCAGAGATTGCCCTTGGACAGGTAGCCCGAGGCGAAGAACAGGCGCGCGGCGAGGCTGTAATGGGTGCTGGCGACGGTGAGACGCTCGTCGCAGTAGGCGGCCGCGGCGTCGTGCTTGAGCGCCCAGGCGGCGCTGATGGCCTCGGCCTTGGTGAACGCGATGTTGACGGTGGTGTTCATGGGATACTCCTGTGTCGCGGCCTCTGTGGCCGCCAGTTCTTATGCGCCATCATAAACCATCAATCAAGCCCTGTCTGAGCCGACGCCCGAAATTACCACCCGAAATTATTTTCGGGCACCAGCCCGGTCTTCTGTTGACATATGATGACCCATCAGATACTTCTTTTCTCAGGCCACCGATGGCCTCCAGAGGAGTATCCCACCATGGTTCGTCAAGAAGACTGGCGCCGCGACCACCCCGCCACCAACCCGGCTTTCACCGCCCTGGCCGAGCTGAGCTTGGTGCTGATCCACCTATCGCCGCGTGACCTCACGTTCGCCGAGAGCCTCGCTGGGCAATTCCAGGTGCGCGGCAGCCTGAGCGAAAAGCAACTTTTCTGGATCAAGGAGCTGACCAAGCGCGCCCAGGCCAACGCCGCTCCGCGCGCGCAAGCGACAACGTCGACACCCACCCCGGCCCCGCAGCCGGCGGTGACGTTCCCGCAGATCCTGGCGCTGTTCGCCAAGGCGGGCAGCCGGGCGGCGATCGTGTTTGTCACCGAGAGCGGCCTGCAGTTCCGCCTGTCGGTGGCTGGCGAGCGTAGCCAACAGCCCGGCAGCATCAACGTGACCGACGCGGCGCAGGGCTTCGAGAACCGGGTGTGGTACGGCCGCATCACCACCAAGGGCGCGTGGCAGCCGTCCCGCAAGATCGAGGCACCTGCCGCGCAGTCGGTCGAGGCGGCGCTGAGCTTCTTCAACGAGAACCCGGCCGCCGCTGCTGCCGACTACGGCCATCAGTTCGGCAGCTGCTGCTTCTGCCGCCGCGAGCTGACTGATGAGCGGTCGGTGAGCGTGGGCTACGGCCCGATCTGCGCTGGCAATTTCGGCCTGCCGTGGGGCGAGGTGACCGGCCCCAAGCCGGAGAACAAGCTCACCTGCGACGTGCCGTTCTGATCCCGCAAACCCCCTCAAACCCCCCAACTGACGGGGCGGCAATGGTGCCGCCCCACACAGGAGTATCCCACATGACAACGAAATCCTGGGCGCCCGAGGTGATCGCCGACAGCAGCGGCAAATGGAGCCGCAACGGCCTGCGCTTCGCCACCCGCGAAGAGGCGGAGGCCAATGTGCAGAACCTGTCCTGGCGCTGGCTCTCTGTCCGCGAGACCCGAGTGGTCGAGAGCGATGACCCGGTGAACTACCGCTGGGACGCGGCCAAGGGCCTCGTGGGCCTGGACGAGGGAGAGGGCGCATGAGCGCCCGACCCCGCTACCGCGTACGCCCGATCCCTGGCAGCAGCGACGACGTGGGTCACGCTCATTTCGATGTGGCTGGTCCTGACATCAACCACTTCGCAGTGCAGTATGTGGTGGCAGCGGCCATGCAGCAGGCGCTGGACAGGCCGCAGCTCACGCCGTTCGAGCGCAATGCTGTCCGCACCGCGCTGGCGCTCGTTTTGGCGGGCGAGACGGACGACAGCTGGTCTGAGAAACTGGTCAACGCGATGCGCTCTGCACTGGAGAAGCTGCGATGACGATCCCGATCGGCCGCTACGCCAGCCTGGGGCCTGAGATCCCGATCGAGGGGATGCCGGACTGCGCCCCGCTGCGCATCGTGCGCCTCGCCGAGCTGGCCGAGCGCAATGCCCTGAACGAGACGGTGATCCTGGTCGATGCCGTGGGCGAGGATGACGCGCCGATCAAGCTCATCCTCGGTGCCAATCCGCACACGGCGGAGATCACCCGCGCCGCGGTGTGGCTGCGCCCTGGCGCCGGCTTTGTCGCCTGTGACACCGCCTGTCTGCCGGGCAATCTTGTAGACATAGTCAGGACTATTCTGCTCGACCCACGCTCCACCCCTTGACAGATGGTTCCTGATGGGTCATAAGTCTGAGGAGCCCAAGAACGTCTTCTCCTCAGGAGTATCCCATGACCGAACCCCTCACCCTCCGCCCCTACCAGACCGCCGACATCGAGCGGCTGCGCGACGCGTTCCGTGGTGGCGCCCGCGCGCC